AATAATAAATCCTTAAATATGTTTTCATTTTTATATTCTTCGAAAAATATTTGTTGTTTAATGTGTAACTTTGTAGTTTAAATGATTTAACAGCTGTTACCCTCATCCGATCATTCTTCTAAGGGTTATATGCTCTGATTGTATATCGGTAGGGAAGTTATCGTCTTGTGCGAAAAGTCCTTCTGCCCAGATCTTTCCACCCCTGGGCAATTTTGCTCGATCTTTAGCGTAGTAACATAGGTTATCAGGACAAAATCTTTTATGCAAGTATGCATCGACGGCATGTATATAATCGTGGGTTCCTTCCACCAGTTTCCTTAAACCTTCTCTGGACACCGCATACGCATGTGTGCACATAGCGCTTCCTATCCCAGCTACCCCTGAAGGTTTACGAGGAATCCATGACGATGAGCAGTGTCCCAGAAGGAGTATGTCAAATCCTTTGCTACTATCGATAACGTTGGTAACGTCCTGTAGTCCGATCCCGGAAGGAACAGATATATCATCCTCGAAGATGATAGCGTGTGGAACTCCTGACTGATACAGGAAATTCCACAGGTTAAGGTGAGACTTGTAGCAAGCAAATTCCCCTTTGCGTATTATCGGATTCAGTTTGTTATACTCGGCCACCACAGCCGGATCTTCTTTGTCGGTAGCACTCCATCGATGTGGATGTAGTCCAAATTGGTTGAGTCTACTCAGAGTGGATCTCCAACGTTCTGGACGTCTGTCTAGGTTTATGACCCAGACATTGTCGTAAATTCCTTGTTTTGTGGGTGAGGAACCCGTTACATTTTTACATAATGCTGTATGCCCAGAGCGCTGTATACGCTCTCTGCGATGGTTCATACCAGAGGACGCACAGACTTCTTCCCAGTCATTACCGAACTCATCACTTAGTATAGGGTCGATCTTGTTAGGAATGCTTATCGGGATGCCTTCAAACAGATTGGTCTTTAGCGGGAAGAAATTAGCTTTTGAGATAGAGATTGGACCTTTCTGGTCAGGTATTACTATCGTGTCTCCTTTTTCACTATAGTAAAAGATATCGATGAAGGGCCACGACCACGAACTATATGAGGAAATGTTTGGTCGGTCCAACAGGTATAACTTCGTCAAGTGCTTCTTCCAGCCCTGGAACGGTATCTTGATAGGCCCAACACGATAAGCAGCCACGGGTGCTATCCCTATCCCAACCGCTGCAAGTTCGTCCTTCAAAGACAGTAATTTATCTCTGTCTTTCAAGCTAACAGCGAAATCCATGTCATCGTCCCACGGGATAACACCTTCGTGACGAGCTACCCCGATTAAGGTTCCGAACATCGCCACCATCTCTATCCCGTGAGAACTGGTTATTTTCACACTTTCCTTGAGTAATCTTTTCATATCTTTCTTATCCTCAGGATTCCACACGGAGCTGAAGGGCTGGGGGTTTGGTAGTGGCAGGAAGGTATCCGGAAAGAAGTACATCAGCATATTCCCCACGATTAAGAGGCATAGTAAGACAGTCACTATTATGAGGGTCAACTTGTAATAATCCATTTATTACAAGGAGAGATTTTTTATCTGCACTCAGGAGGAAGATATGGTTCACCTATGGCCTTCAAAATGTCTCTCTCTTTCAGAGCAACGGGGTGACCTTTCTTGAAAAGGCCATACTGATTTAGAAGATATCCCTGTTTGTGAGCGATATTGCGAATTCGCTGGGCATAGACTTTACTTCCAGTATATGCCAGGAGTGCCGCCCCCCAAGCTTGCTTGGTGGTCCAGAAGATGTCTAGATGGAAATAGAACCACTGACCACTGGGACAGTGACATATGCCTGCAAATTTCTTATTACTGTCTTCTTTTGTGCTCATATTAGCGACGACGATGCCTGCTTCCGTCAATACTGCTACCGCCTTAGCAAGCGTGAACTTAGTGCTTCTTAGTAAAATATCGATATCGCCGGAGTCTTCTGCTCCCCGCAAATATGATCCCACTGTTTTCATTTCGAATGACTTTCCACCGAAGTTTTTTGCCAGCACAACCCTGATCATGAGCTGTACGATATATATGTAGTGTCGGGGGATCCTCTTCATTAGATCCTCTCGGTACTTCAGTCCTATCAGCTGAACGTGACTTAGTGACTTGAATACTCCTTTCTTCCTCGTTGGCATCCTTCTCTTATTTGCTTTCACCCAATCTATAGGAGTAGGACGAGAGGCTTTTGGTATATCGTTGTAATGTTTGAGCCAGGCACGAGCGGTAGCGGCACCAACCCCAGCTATAGTCTCGAACACTTTCGTGGCATGCTTGTCAGGGGTCAACTTTTCAGTACCATGTCTCTTTAGCCACGCTCGAGCTGTTTCAGCTGCTACTATCTTACCGGTCTTGATGTACTCGTCAATTTTGTCTGTGGTCGCTTTCCCGAGCCCTGGAGGAGCTAACATGTTAGTAACCTCGTTAGTAGTAACGTACACCTCCCTCTTAGGAGCTTTGGTGCCGTCAGGGCGCCGACCTTTGTTTCGTACAACAGAGATAGACTTAATGACGTCTCCAGGGATGGTACAGATGGCAGAAGCGGCATTTGTGTATGCCCTATATCTATTATTGTCTCTGCCTGGTTCGAGAGCCTTCGTCCTTTTGTTCTTCTTAGCCTTAGTGAAGAGTTGCGCCAGGACTTTAAAGTCTCTGATAATACCTGATTTACTCATTTATTTATGCGGTATTATTTTCTTCGCGATAGATAAAATGACAGTCAAAGCGAAAAACCTAACAATAGCATCTATGGTACTGGGAGGACTTGGGCTCTTGATGTTCTTATACTGTAAGTTAGTATACTCCAAGGCTTCGGGGCAAAAGTGTCCCGCCAACTTAGTCTCGAAGCTAGTGATTGCAATCGGAGTATTCCTGCTTGCAGGTGCCGTCTACGAGCTCTCAGACAAGAGCGAGCCTTTCTGCGCCAGCTACTGTTCCACTGCTCACGATCCCGACAGTAACCCTTGGAGCTATAGGACCTTCTGCGGCCCCCCTCCGTCGTAATTTATTACCTGTTTGACCAGTAATAAATACTACATCACGTCTACGCATCTAGCGCGGTGTCCTCCCTCTTGCGTTCTTTCAAGACGGTGATTATATCCTGATGAGATACAGACATCCTTCCAGTCCCTTCCGTACTTGTCTCCCAGAATCTTATCTGAGTTATTTGGAATATATACAGAGATACCCTCAAATACTCCTTTCTTTAATGGTAAGAAGTCACTCTTAGATACTTTGCTTCCATCTGACAGGGCTATATCCTCCCTCTCTTCATCGTAATAAAAGATGTCGATGAAAGGCCACGACCATGGATGATCTCCGTTGTCGATAAGAGGCCGGTCAAGAGGGTAGATCTTGGCCCAATCGGCATACCCTGTGCTTACTAGACCTATGTTGGCATAGGCAAGCTCTTTCTTTAGGGAGAATAATAATTCCTTCTGATCTCTCCTGATTGCGAAGTCCAAGTCATCGTCCCAAGGAATTTGGCCTTTATGGCGAAGTACCCCTAACAGAGTACCAAATACTGCTACCATTTCAATATCATGAGACCCTAAAATCCTCATTCCGTTCCTAAGAGTTCTCATTACGTTCTCCTTATCTTCGGTAGACCATACCGACTTAAATGTGTTAGGGATAGGAAGTTTCCTCATTACGTTCTCCTTATCTTCGGTAGACCATACCGACTTAAATGTGTTAGGGATAGGAAGTTCACGAGTGAACTTACTCTTCCTGAATACTACTATCATCGTAATTGCTATCGCGGCCACTATGGTTATCACTACTATCAAGAATATAGCATACTTGTGCATTTATTTGATGAAAGAAAAATAACTACGCAAATAAATGAGTGAACATGTATCCAAAATGTCTTGGAGATTGGGTAAATCATGTGGTAGAACTGCAGGCTAAGACCAGAGGATAGAAAAGACCCCAGAGTTCTTCGTTTACTTGAGATTAGACTTACTGAGTGTATAACTGAACAAGACGTGAAGGGAATATACCCTGAATGGAACAAAGAGTTATAAAGAACTTAAGTCTGATACTCAAATGAAACTATTAGTATTCGGCGGAAAGGGTTGGATAGGACAACAATTTACCAAACTTGCTCAGGAGTCAGGAATTGTCTGTATATTAGCAGAGACACGTCCCGAACAGGGAACAGACATATTACGGGAAGAGATTAAGAGTAGCAGTGTAATGCATGTTGTATCCATGATTGGTCGCACCCATGGCGCTATCGGAGAGAAAGTATTCTCTACCATCGACTACTTGGAACAACCAGGTAAACTAATGGATAATGTTAGAGATAATCTCTTTGCCCCGGTAGTTATGGCGATGGTGTGCAAAGACTTAGGTATACACTTAACATATCTCGGGACGGGCTGTATTTTCGAGTACGACCAGGACCACCCGTTCGGGATCGAGAAAAAAGGATTCTTGGAGTCAGACACTCCCAACTTTTTCGGTAGTGGTTATTCCACCGTAAAAGGGTTTACTGACCGTCTAATGCATGAGATGGAATCTACTGTGCTTAACTTGCGTATAAGGATGCCGATAACAGCTGAGGCCAACCCACGTGACTTTATCTCTAAGATCACAACTTATCAAAAGATCTGCAGTGTACCAAATTCGATGACGGTACTTCCTGATATATTACCAATAGTAGTTGACATGATCAAAAACTCCAAAACAGGCACGTACAACATGACTAATCCGGGTTTAATCTCACACAATGAGATACTCGAGATGTACAGAAGGATCGTAGATCCCTCATTCTCTTGGCAAAACTTTTCCAGCGAGGAACAAGATAAAATCCTTGCTTCGGGTCGTTCTAATAACTTTCTAGACACAAGTAAACTCGAAAAAGAGTACCCACAGATAAAACCCATACATTTAGCAGTCAAAGAGTGTCTAAGTGCATATCCTAAGCCACCAAAGACTCGTGTCTTGGTTACTGGGGGATGTGGGTTCATTGGCAGCAATTTCGTTAACTATGCTGTCCTCAATCGGCCTGATTGGTGTATAGTGAATCTAGACGCCATGTACTATTGTGCCAGTCACGATCATATCATTCCCGAAGCTCGCACATCTGGAAGGTATACATTCATACATGGTAACATCAGAGATTCTGAGTTAGTCTCCCATATCTTGACGAGCAGGAGTATCACGCACGTACTCCATTTTGCCGCACAGTCTCATGTACAAAATTCTTTCAAGGATGCTTCAACCTTCATAATGGACAACATCTTGGGTACTCAGACGCTATTGGAGTGTGCTAGAAACTATGGGAAGCTACAAAAATTTGTACAC